TTTTGATTCAATATCGCTGTATCGGTATCATCCATAACCCTAGCACCCGTTTCGGTTATCCCCTTTTCAACAACATCTACACTTTCATAAGTCGGGGCTACCTCCATAATCTGCCTTAATCTCAATGCGATAACGGGTCTATCCACCGTTCCGTGTTCCAATTTATACGGCATCGCACTTATAACCATATCCGAATACACCCCGAACTTCGTCAACATAACGATTTTTTTCTTTTCCTTATAATATTTCATTACCTCTTCAAAAATCGTTGTATAAAACGCCGTTGGCATCACAATATTCAATTCCGCACTTACAGGATTGATAATTGACGCATCAGTGATAACCTGACCTGTTTCAATAGGATGGTCGCATAAATCCGAACTTATATCCACATTTACATCCTGATAACTGATACCCCACATATTAAAACCATTAATATCCGATAAATAAGGAACATCCATCCCAGTAAATAATTCTTCAAGGGTTTGCTTTTGGACATAATCTTGAACCGTTGGATATAATATCATTCCATCCGCCCGATTCAACATTTCCGAAAACAATTCCGACTTAATATCCTTAAAATCTTCCTGCTTATACAAAACAACTGCCCGTTGGTCGATTACAGACCCCACAACAGTTTCCGCCAACACCAAAGGATTCTTAAATAAGTTTGCCATCCTTATCCCCCCTTATTTCCTCAAACTAGACAACATAGCCCCTGTCGGTTCCATTGTCCTAGGTTGAATCACTATATCATTAGGATATGTTCCCGCCTTAACCGTAACTGGCGAACCATAATTGTTTGTTGTATTACTCGATAATTGACTAACTGGCGTTGACGCAATATTCATTAAACTTTCTATGCCCCTGAATAACATCCCCGCATATCCGCCTTTATCAGAATCACCACCATACTTTTTCATAAACTCTTCCGATGTTATCCCATCTTTCTTAAATAATACATCCCAAGCATCAGAAAACCACGACATTGTTCCCAATAACTTACCGCCAACCCATTGAACTATCGGCAACATAGCATCTGCTATCGCCTTTAATGCATCATAAACCTCTTTCAATTTATTCGGTAATTCTTTGGCAATCCATTTAGCCGCTTCTTCAACCCATTGGGCAATTTTTCCCGAATTTTCACCAACCCATACCCCGAATCTCTTAACTAAATCCTCTAACGGTTTCTGCAACGGCTCTAACGCTTTATATAAATCTGCCAATGGTTTCGTCAATTGCAAATCTAACTTCTGCCAAAATTGACCCCATTCTAACTTTTCTACCCTTAAAGCTTGGACATCTTGCAACCGTTCTGGTTCTCTCGATAATACACGCAGATTATCCGCCCACTGCATCTGCTGTCTAAAACTTTCTTCTGGTGCCATAAACGCAGAATATATCGATTCCTGACCGACATATTTTTTCAAATACGACATCTTCTTTTCATCATACATATTCCGCAAGAAAGCATCCCGCAACTCCATTAAAAATGCATCACGATTTTGGGCTGTCGTCAACCCACTATTATACGACCAATTAATCCCCGCCAATGCCAAATCTTTTGCATCAGATTCAGACCATAACGCTGGTGTTGACGCTTTCAACATTAAATTCTGAATATTCTCAAAAAACGCATAAGCATCAGATTGCGAACCTTGATTCAATTTCGCCAATAAACCATATTTTTCAAGAACTTTCGCCTCAACCCCTAACGATTGTTCCTTTCTGAATAATGTTGTCATATCCTCCGCAACATTGAATACATCTGTTATTTCATTCTTCAACACTCGAAAGGACTTGGTGATTGTCCCGACAACTATATCCCATTTCAATAATGCACCAAAAAACGATTCACCCTTTCTATTACCTTTTTCAAATGAATCATTTAATTTGTCCATCCCTTTATTCAGGGCATCAAGCGATTTTTCAACCTTATCAAATCCCTCGGTCGTGAACTTAATTAAAAAATTACCGATTTCATCATTCATCGCTTAACACCCTTTTTATTCGCCTCTATCTCCCGCCAATCATTATATGCAGGCACCATTATCGCCTCATACATCCATACCGCATCCTCAAAAGTATATATCGTTTTCAATTCATTCAACGAACACACTTTCTGCGATACTAACAAACCAAATAATGGCGGGATATTCGGATACTGCTTGGGAATGGTCTTTCTATCGTTCCCCATCTGATTTAGGAATTCGAGGGAACGCTTTCTGCTAAAAAACCAAAATTAACACCCATCACAGCACCTTGTAATTTGATTAACGATTTCGGATTCTTTAAATGCTGATTAATAAAATCTTTCGAATCCAATTTCGCCCACCGTCCATCACCTAAATCCATTTCACAAAAACCCAATAATTCATAAGTGCAATTCTGCATTTCCTTTGGGTCTTGTTTTCCACCATCTGCACCAAATGCTACACGATACCGCAACGCAATATCATATCCAACAGTGGCAGGGGCAGGATTAATCCTAACCCTTACCCCTTCTACTTCTATAATCTTTTCTTCCATAGTTTTTACCCCTTGTTATAAAAACTTATTATTCAGATTAATTTACATTATTCTCAAACACCATACGGAATGTCCGTGTCTTTGCACGACCATTGGCACTATAATCTTGAACAGGTTTGCCCGCAATTATATATCCATTCGTCAATACATCAACCTTTCCATTCGGGTGAACCACAGATAATGTAATAACATCTTTTGAACTGATTTTATTCTTCTGTGTCATATTCAACTTAAACAGATTTTCCATCGCATTACATTCATCTGTCCCAGGAATTAAATTCACATCCAATTCACAAGGAACAGCCGTCCGCCATACAACTAAATCACCATTGACACCCATCCCTGATTGCATAATCGTCATATCAGGAACATTCAAACTATCACCATCATCCGCAAATTGCGATAATGTAATACCTGCGGGATAACTCGGCACAGCAACCAAAGTCGCCTTTATACCCAATGCTGATACATCTACTGCCATCTTTTTCTTCCTTTTTGTTAAATCATTATATCACGACCATCAACATAATTGATGCTATCACCCTTGCTATATACATACAAGAATGTCACTTTATACTTTTCAATATCATCTTCTATATATTTAACAACATCCGCTGTCAGATAATATCCGTTTCCCTGAACCGCCATCCAAGCATCAGAATCACCAGTAATTTCCGTGATATATGCTTTCTGCGTGTTATTCAATGTTTTCCCTGGCATCGTCACACCATTATACAGCGATAAATTAATCGTTTCCATCATAGAACTTATCACCATACCAACACCTACATTATTCGCAGGTAATGTATCTAACGCCAAACGCATATTCAATATTCCCGTCACAAACGAATCTTTCAACCACGCTTCATTGGCATATACACCCATATCCGTGATAGAACCTTGTAATACTCCATTCTGATAGAATAACACTTCCTGACCCGCTTGACTTGTCGCACCATAATAATTCACCCGCAGGGCATCATATTTCTGTGCCACACTCGTCTTATTAACAGACGCTTCAACCCCATTGAACTGCTGATAGAACATACTTATCGCAGAATTCGGTCTTGTATAATCAATGCTGGCAATACGACTCATTGGCATAAATTCTGCCATTTCATCATAAATATCCAAGGTTAACGCAACCCCATCATAACTTTTTACCAAATTGGCAATAGTTTCCGCATTACTCGGTGTCACACCCAAACTAAACAAATATTTCACATTCTGTGTGCTTACCCATTCAGCCAATCCTGTAATATCATTATTACTCAATTCTACGCCCAAAAAGCAGAATGAGAAGAAATTATTCGATAAACCTTCTGAATCGACTACTGTTTCAAGTGCGGTCATTCCATCTTGACCTTCAACCAAAACCCCATAAGATTCTGTCCATCCCAATAATTCGGCAACTGAACCCTCCGCAAAACTTAACACTTGTCCTTCGCCTGCTGTAACCGTTTTAATATTAAAACGACCCGTTTCAGTTTCTTATTCAACTTCTAAACCATCTGATGTAACAACAGCGGTTAATGCCGTGGCAACAGCATTCAAACTGGTCGCACTTGACAGATTGATGCTATCATATTCTTTCAATTCACCATTTACTGTCAATGATAATGTTCCTGTGGTGATTGCCTGTATATCAGCCAATTTCACACCACGAACCCCGATTATCATAGCAGATGTATCACTTGTGCTGACCCCACCAAATGATATTTTCTGCGGTGACATACCCTTTTTATTCGGTTGAAAATATTTACTAGCAAACGCATATTCATCACTGGTTACACCAAAGTATTCACCAATGTTTTCCAAGGCAACTGCTGAACCCCCAGTAAATTCTACAACTTGACCCACAGGGGCAAGATAATTCGCCGTAAATACACGACCCATTAAATCACGCTGACGAATAGTTTCACCACCACCCACATCAGATACAATATTTATATATTTGTTTTGCGATATAGCCATTTTTTATATCCTTTCTGTTTCTATTTCAATGTTAGCAAAATTCACATCGGTTTTCAATAGGTTTTGCCCCACCACCAATGTAAAATCAAACTGTGGGAATTTTTCTTTCAACCCACTATCAGTTTCATAATCCAATTCACGCATATCTGTGCTTCGGATTACTTCCAACCAATCCTCCCCAAAATAACTTTTCTTCCCAACCCCATACCGACCAACACCACGAATATCCGAACCTAAATCCGTGTCCGCATTTACACACCCCTGTAAATATTCAATAACATCCGAACTAGTCAAGGTCGATATAGTATCAGTATTCGGGTCACGCTGTTTGAACGCACCCACCTGAATCAATAATTCTTCATACCAAACACTCGACTCAACCCATTGATTACCCACCTTGACGAGCTTTGTCCCTTGTGTCCCAAACCGCCTACGGCTGATTATATCCACATATACCGTGTTATTCTGTAAACCCTGAATGGTCGGCTGATTCAAACTGGCAACTTGCCACGAACCCCCCAAACCATATTCATCAAGCATCAACTTGATTCCGACTATCAATTTATCCAATATTTCATTCCGACCGTGATATCCACTAACTTCCATAATTCTTTGCCCTCCGTAATAATATACGATTCCAATTTTGGTTAGGATAATCATACCATCTATCCGACTTGAATATGTTGAATACCTCACCCGCAGTATTGATAATTAAATCATTACTTTGAACCTCCGCCACAGATACCGCATCACCCTGCAATACACATACAAATATATCCCCAGTATTCGCAATTCCTAACTTATACAAGGTATCCGCACTTGCGGGCTGAATACTTCCATCTACTTCCACAGGGTCGGCATAAGTATTTACCATTAACCCAATCCTATTCGGGCTTACCCCAGTGAACTTCTTATATGTGATTTTCTGCGTTGGAATAGCCCTTAATGCCGCCTTTAACACATTTATCATAACCCTTTGACCTCCTCTGCCTTATAACTCACACTATTAACCATAAATTCGGTATCTATCAATGGTTTATTCCGACCCTTTCTTGCGATGGTTGAATCCGCATTACGAACATAATGCCCATTCCATATTTGACTCTGAATCTCCGACACAACCTTTTCACCAAACAATCTTAATACTTTCATTGTGTCTTTCTTATCCTTTATCGCCTGTTTATACTTTGACCGCAAAAAAGCATTCAATTCCGCTTTCTTCTCAAATACCGCAGGTCGCATAAACGGTCTTTCAGGGACACCTATCCCGAACTCATTCCATCTCGCCACTTGTGCCACATAGGTATCATCATCATATTTCGATGTATCGAAAAAACCAACACGAACCACCCCCTCTTTGAATACACGAGGTTTTATCTTATCATTTTTCCGAAAATCGACTTTCATTACCACTATCTCACCCCCCAAGGTCTTAAATTTCCAACCCAATAAATACCCGCAGGATTATTCGCCTGTAATAATGCCCAATACATCTTCCCATACGGTGTCGATTGTATCCATTGTTCGAATGAATTATTCGCAATTACACCCTGAAAAGCCACACTCACACTTTCAATCGAGGCACTAGTCAATACCCCACCACCATTTCCATCACCCTGCGAATTACCTTGCCCATCAATCGCACTTAATGTTATCAAATGGCAGGTCATATATTCTATCGCCAATACACGAACATCATCACGAATCCGACCGCTTACTGTCGATATATACATTGTCGCCATCGTAATAAACCGCTGAATATATTCATTGGGATATTTTACAGAGTTCCCAAATTCAGGGAACGCATTCCTTAAATTTTCAACTGTCACGGTTACTGACATCTTTCCCCCTTTACGAATTAACGGGGCGGGCTTTACAACCCTGACCCCGCTATCACACCTTGAACCAAGAACAACACAACAAAAATTACTTTACCAATTCATCAGGATTGACAATTGGCGGTTTTTGACCCTTCTTTTCAAAATCTTCCGCTGTCAACTGTGCAGACCCATCTTTTATTGCATCACCATTTTCATCTTTCTCTACCACATCGGCTTTCTTTTCCGCATCTGCCTTGGTCTTACACACTTTGACCCATCCCCTTTCTTGGTGACGCTTAAACGCTGTATTGCTTTCCAAAAACTTCAATTCTGCCGCACTTACTTCCGTAATAACACCATTGGGCGTTTCCATAGTTTTCTTATCCAATACATTCGCACCACCCTTAATAATAACTGAAAACTTCTTGACATTCAGACCATTACGCCCTTTCTGCCAATCACAATATTCATTATCTTGGGATGCTTTACTTACAATATATGCCATTGTTATCTCCTTTCTTTTAATTAGGACGAATACATCATAGCACCCGTCCTAACCAAAAGCAAGTTTATATTAACAACCTGTAAAACGGGCTACCCCGATTGGCACACGCAACAGAACACCCGCTGTGGCATTGGAATAACATTCCAAGAACCCTTTCGCTTTCTGTTCGACACCAATCAAACGCAACGCATCCTGCATATACTGACCGATAACTTTCATTCCGGCAACAGATTCAGCCATCAGATACGCAACATTATCACCCAAATTTGCACCATCCAATTGGACAGCAGATTCTACACGGCATTTCGGATAGGTCTTACCCAACCAATCCCAAACAGATATTCCACCCAATGGATTAACTGTCTGCAACGCATCGATACAAGATACACCCAATGCCAAAACAGATGCATCACGTTCTGGTTTAAAGTTATTACCAGTTTTGACACGCAAAGCCGCAAACATATTCTTGATATCTTCAACGATTTCATTGAATGTTTTTGTCATCCATTCAGA